CTAGCGCATCCACCTCAGTTCTTTAAGGCGGATCTCCATCGCGACCCGGGACACTTCAAACGTCTTCGCCAGATCCTGGACCGACGTCATGCCTCGCTTCACGATGAAATGCTCGATCGCGTCAGCAGGCATAAGGAGTGCAGCCCCAAGCCGGTTGGCATCGACTTCCTGCATGCTTTCGGCATAGGGGTTGGTGAATATCTTGGGGTCGTCGCGAAACTTCTTCCCGCCATTGGCGTGGCCAAGAAAGAGGTGCGCGAGCTCATGCGCCAGGGTAAAGCGCTGACGCACTCTCGACTCATTGCCGTTGATGGTGATCAGGCCGCGCCCATCCACCACTTCGCACGAGCCGCTGCAGACCATGCTGGTGTCGTAGCTATAGGTCACCTCGAATCCAGCACGCGCAGCCATCCCGTCGAGGTCGACGGGAACAGTGAAGTTCCAGTGCCTGCGCAGAATGTCTTTCGCGACTTCAGGGATGATTGCCATGGCTACCTACTCAGTGAGCGTGACGCGCGTTACCTGTCACACCATGCAGCGTGACAGTTGTTCACGTCACGCACTCTAGCATAGTGCTAACGGCAATATTGCCTAGCATGTGCTACATATATTGACCAGCGCACGCTATACGGCAGCCAGAACGACCTCAGGTTCCGGGGCAGGAATCACGCCGTAATCGGCTTCAACTGCCCTGCCAGCGCCTTCGCCGTCCCAGCCTTCGCCGTAAACCCACTCGCATCGCCCGGGCTCGGCGTCGGCCCCGGCTGGTGAGTGTGCCCGGCCAACTGCGTGTTCATCGCTTCCACCAGGTCGAGCAAATCACACACCACCTGGAGCAGGTTCACGTTGGCAGAGCCCAGCCACGTCTTCGGCGCGATGCTGCGGCGAATGCCCTGGATGCGCTCCTGCATATCGCCGCCGATCGTGGCGTTGTGCTTCTGGCCCACCACCAGGTTGAGGTCGCGGCCGGTGGCCTGGTGCAGGTCGTCCACCGCGGCGAGGCTGGCGGATCCGCCGGATAGCAGCTTGAGCGCGCCCAGTGCCTCCACTTTCTTGATGCCACCCACCGATTCGGTGGAATGGTCGTCCACCTCCACGGTGTGGTTCTGGTAGCGCTCGGTGTTGTCTAGGGCTTCCACCTGGCGCTCCACCGCCTTGTCCTCGATCTTCCCGTCCGTCTGGCGCAGCCAGTTGCCGTCGGCGTCCACGCGCTGCTGGCAGGCCTCGCTGTGCTGCCACACCTGGTCGCCCTTCGGCACGCGCGGCAGGCTCAGCCCATGCGGCAGCACGGTCTGGATGAATGGCTTGTGGGGCAGGCCGTAGGCGAAGCACACCACCACCACAGTGCCTTCCTCTGCGAAGCCGAAGAAGCCCGCCTCCTGCCCACCGTTCGGCGCCGGCAGCGGCACGCTGGAAAGAATCGGCAGATCCGGGTCGGGCTCGCCATCCGGCAGCAGCACCTCCACATCCACGGCGAAGCGCGGGCGGAAGTCGTCGCACAGGCCAGGCGCCGCCGGCGCATCCGGTACCGCCACCACGCGGCCGAAGCGGGGCAGGTGATAACCGCCGGTCAGCTCGGGGAATTGCCGCTCTACGCTGCGGCGGATTGCATCGTCCATCGGATGGCCATCTTGTTGTCGGCGAGCGTCACGCTGGTGATCCGCTCGCCCTGGTTGATCGTCGCGCCAGGCCGCAGGCCGGGCAGGGCCGCGATCATGGCGCTCTGGTTGCCCTGGTAGCCATCGAACAGCTCGATCGGCAATTGCAGCGGTGCTCGAGCACCGAAGAAGCTATCCGCCCAGCTGCCGGCGAACAGCTCGCCATCGCCCTGCTGCTGCCAGATGAAGTCGGGGATGTTGAACACGCGGGCCAGACTGTCCATCGCCTGGTACCCGGCGGCCAGGCTGTAGAAGAAGGGCGCCTTCACCTTTGCATAGGGCCGCTCGGGCACGCGGAAGCGGAGCCCGGTTTTCTCGCTGATGGCAGCAAGCACCATCGTCATGTCGACATGGCGCAGGTTCATCGGCATCGGGTTCGCCAGGATCGCCGCCAGCTCTCGGCACATCAGCACCTGCTGCACACTGTTGGCCGCGGTGCAGCGCTCTACGTAGCCGATGAAGTGGCGCTGCAGCGTCGCCTCGTTGTAGCCGATGTCGAGCGTCACCAGCCCCTTCACCGGGGCGTCGGCCTGGATAGTGAACGAGGCGCGGCCCGGGCTTTTCAGCTCCAGTCGCACCTCGTCCTTGACCAGCGGGTAGGCGGTACCGGCGATGGTCAGCACCTTGTGCAGCTTCATGCTCATGACGAACCGCCCAGGTAGTTGTCCAGCTTCTTCAGCGTCGCCTCGAAGCCGGTGAGTTCCTGTCCTGGTGCAGCTGCTCCATCGCCGGCGGCGGTGCCTGTCGAGCTGACCGCCTGCCCGGGCGCCGACTGGCTGGCTACGGCGTTGGGCTGACGGCGCTTCTCTACCCGCTCGGGGTTTGAGAGCTTTTCCGCCAGGGTGAACTGCACCCGCCACGCTGCCAGGGTGTCGTCCTCACGCGCGCTCACGCCATCGGAGAACTGCACCTGACGCACGCCGAAGGCCGTGGCGGTGTCGTTGACGATGCGGTACGTCTTCAGCTGGCCGCCACCTTCGGTCGCCTCGGCCATGCGCATCAGATCGCGCAGCTGCACTTGGTCGACGAAGGGGATCATCAGCGAGACGGTCAGCGTCTTCGGCTTGAAGCCCTTGTGCGCCGACGTGCTGTTGCTCGTCTGCCCGGATATGTCGTCGCTTTCGATGCGCAGGTTGGCCGTGATTTTCAGACCCTTGCCTCGCACCTTTTCACCGTCGAGCAGCAGCGTCATAGGCCCACCAGCTCCCGTACAAAGCTCAGCCCATCCAGCGAGCCCACCAACAGCAGGCCCGCGCTCAATACCCATTCATGCCCAGGCGCATCGCCATCGAGCAGCTGCCGGCGCAGCTCGCTGGCATCGCCAGGGCCGATCAGCCGGGCGCGCATGCTGGTGTCGGCGCTTCCGTTGGCCAGCAGTGCCTTCAGATCCGCCAGCTGCTGATCGCGACCCTGCTGTTGGCCGGCCTTGCGGCCGGCCAGCGCGGCGAGGTCCGCCATCGGCGAACTGTCGGCGGCGTAACTCTCCAGCATCGCCAGCTGGCCGCCGATCGACTGCTTGGCCGCCTTGGTCACCGTGCACCGCTCCAGCGGCAGCGCGCCCCAGCGGGGCAGCGGGCCGGCGCTGGGCATTTCCCACTTTTCGGCCTCGAGGCGCGACAGGTGTCGGGCGCGGCGCTCGGTGCGCACCAGGTCCGGTACCGGCAGCAGCGCATTGAAGCGCGCCAGGGTGTCGGCCAGCTGGTCGAAGCGGGTGGAGAGGAACAGCAGGGAAAGGGCGTACTGCGGCCCGTTGGGCTTGCTCTGGTCGGATGGGTCCACCAGCTTGCCGGCGAGCTGCTGCAGGAGGTTCGGCGCCGACAGGAAGCGCTGGTTGCCGCGCCCCTGGCCGATGCCGCTCTGGAACGGCGTCACCGCAAGGCACGCAGGCGCCTCGCCCAGCTGGCTGCCCAGTGCTGCGCGCCCGGTAGCGATCGCACCGACGGCAGCACCGCCGACCGGCCCAGGGTTGGTGGTGGCCAGCCCGTCTAGCCCAGCGAGCCGCTGCGCCGTGCTGGCCAGCTCGCCACCGGCAAGGGCCTTGGCGTCGTCGAGCTCTGCCATCCACTGCGTGGCCTGCTCGGGCCAGCGCATGGTCACCGGGGTCCAGGTCATGCCGGCATGCTTTGCTGCAGGTTGCTAGGCAGTTCCGACCATTGCACCGGGGCGCTCAGGATCTCGAGCGCGCGCCCCTCATCCAGCAGGCCGGCGGCTTCCAGCGCCTGCACGCCGCCAGCGGTCGCCGGGTCGGTCAGGTCGATGAACTCGGCCGCATCGACGTCCTTTTGATAGGTGCGGATCGCGGCGGCCTGGCTGCGCGCCTCCATCGTGGCTGACGGGTCGTCGAGGCCCGCCAGTTCGATGGCGATTTTTTCCGACTGCGTGAAGCGGGCGCGGAAGGCGGCGCGGGTGATTAGTGTGCCAAGGTGTACGACGGTCTCGACCGATTCAGGCGCCGACCAGCTGCCATCTTTCAGCACCCAGCCGGCCTGTACCTCAACCGGAACAGGCACGAACTGCGCAGCCAGCCCCTGCACGAACACGTCAGCTGGACCAATGCCCAGCCCGCCGTCAGTCCATACCTCTACAGCTGCCCCGTCAGTGATGCGTGCGTATGTACTCATGCGATCACCTCGATTCCGACGAGGCCGGCGCCACCATTTCCATTAAATCCGCCGCCGCCACCTACGATTGCAAATCCACCAACAAAATTAGGAGAAGCCGCAACGCCACAGCCACCCCCACCGAGGCCCGGCGAGAGTATTCCTCCAGTTGAAGAAGCACCACCGCGACCATAGGATTCAGAGATCAGACCGATTTTCCAGCCATCAATGAAAGAGAGATGGTCAGCTGAGAACCCACCCCCCGCACGCTGCCTTCCGGCCTGACCATTACCAAAAGCATGACCCGATGCGCCTCCCGAGGCCTGGTTGTCGCTGGTGCCGGACATGCCCAGCCCGCCTGACGTACTGACCTCCCCACCACTGCCGACACCGGGAGCGCCGCCAAGGGTCGCCCCACCTGTAGCGGAGATAACCCCGCCGAAGGATGATGTCCCGCCAGTAGTCGCGCCTGATATACCCGGTGCGCCAACGGTGTAGCTAAGAACTTGGCCAGGAGTAACGGTGATTGACTTTTCTTCATACCCTCCGCCGCTTCCTTGGTTTTGCCCGCCGCCCCCCACCACAAACGCCCGAATCTGGCTAACCCCTTCCGGCACCGTCCAGCTACGGGTGCCAGGGTTGCAGTCGAACAGGACGATTGAGGATTTCAGCGCGGGATATGCCGCGACAGGCGCCGCTACCGTGCTCTTTAATGATATAGGCATGCGTTAAACCTCCCAGCCAGCGCCGTTCCAGACGACGATGACCTCTGCGTTAATGTCCAGATAAAAGCCCGTGTCGGCTTTTCCGTTATGCGTGATCTTCTCGCCGGCAGCGCCCTCAACCGTCACCAGCGGTTGTGTAGCCGCAGCCACCTTCACGAACGCCACGGCGGCGCCAGGCGCCAGGCCTGCAGTGGGAGGCAGGGTTGCCGTGGCCGCATTGCTCAGCAGGCAATAACGCGCGCCAGCTTCAGCCAGGAACGGAGCCGCCATCGGTATGGCCGCCGCGGCAATGGCGCCCCGGGGTACCCAGTCGATCGGCTGCGCATCGTTGCCGGTACCCACCGCCACGTCGCCGGTGGTGCCGCCGGCCAGCAACGCCGTGTCCAGCTTTCCGGCCAGTTGCCCACTCAGGTCGTACTGCCAGGTCTCTGCAGGAATGGTGACCCCCGTCAGCTCTTGGGCCCCGTCGAATACCACCAGGAAGTTGCGCGTCAGGTTGTTGCCAGTCTGCAGCGGCGGGATCTCCCGGCGCTTCTGTTGCAGCGGCACATAAGCCACTGCGAACAGCACGTCCTCGGTGCTGACGAGGCCGATCCAGTTGAAGTCCCAGTCACCCACATCGCTGCCCAGCGAAAGGCTGTACACGACCTGGTTCGGTGACAGGTACGCCTCTTTGGTCACGCTGCCGTCGAAGACGATCTGCTCGGCCGAAGGCATCGCCGATTGCCGATCGACCGGCTGGCCGGCATCGAGGCCGGGAACATTGGCAAGCACGAAGCGAGCGATCGCCAACGCCTCGCGCGCTCCCTGTTTCTGCGCGATGAGGCTTTCGCCTGCGAACGTAATACTGGCCCCCATAAGGCGCTCCTATTGCTGAGTGACGACCAGCGTCTGCTGGTCATTGCTGTACTCCATGACGGCCGTCCGGATGCGGAGCGTGCCGACGTTGTCGTGTGTGGCCACGATCTGTTCCTGGTCGTTGCTAAACTCCATCACGGAGATCCGCATTGCCGCGACTGACGTGCCCACGAACTCGTACCGCCGGCAGGTCCGGCCATACTGGTAAATCAGCAGATCCAGCAGCGTTGGGTTGGTCGA